GAATAACGTACAACATGCTAATAAAAGTGGTGGTACTTCTACAGTATCTACTCAAGAGATGGAGCAAGCTGTACTAACAGATACTCGTTTTACTAGCCTCCCAGCAGGAGATCAGTACGCTTTCCTAGCTAAGACAGGTATTACACCTACAGTTATGAAGAACACTGTCAATGACTTTGTTCAGTTGATGACATCTGGTGCTGATATTACCACTGAAGAAGAAATCTTAAAATTAGAGAGAGGTTTTATAACGTGGGAAGCTATGGTTGGTTCAGGTATGAACGTAGACTTCATCAATGAAGACGACATGTACCGACTAAAAGCCATGCGTTATTTCCTACTGCAAAAAGCTAATGTAGGTGAGGTTAGTGTTACACAAGAACGTAGCGTAACTGTAGCAGGTATACCTGAGATTGATTTAACACAGCGAACTATAAAAGATTACGGTGCTGCTGCTTTAATGGCACGTGAAATTAAGATGGACTATGACATCTCTGCTAAAGAATTAGGCACAATCGCGGATGTACTAAGTGACATGACTTGGTTTGCTACGAATCACAAGGATACTTTTAACTCTCATCAAGTAGTAAAAGATGTAGCGTTTGGCGCAAAAGCTTTGTACCGTACAGGTAACTATGCAACTGTTGAAGATGCTATTGCCGATGCTGCTCAAATTGCCAATGATGATTATCATATTGTAGAGTCAGGGGATGGCACAAAATATTCTTTTATGTCTCTTTCTACTGACATGGAAAAGACCTCTGAGCTAGTTCAATATGTTAATGAAGCTAATCAAAGTATACAAACTAAGATAGCTCCTGAAATGAAGAAGCGGTTTAGTTTAGCAGAAGATGGCTACGTTGTTGCAGTCACACCTCATCCAACAAATCCTAAGGCTTTGCGCCTTGAGGCTTGGATAAAAGATGGGGATAGTTATTCTTACTTTAGACCTTTAGTTAATCAGTTTGATAAGCAAAAGTTTCTTACAGATCCTAGTTATCTTAACAAGCTATTAGTTAATATGGAACAAGAAGAAGCTCCAAGTTTACTAATTACTGATAACAATACCAGTGATGAACTCAACGCTTCTGTAAATGAAGTACCTAATGTAAACTTCTTTGGTGGTTCTATTGGACGTCCTCGTCCAGCCGAACCTGCTGATATAGGTGCAATGCCTTTCCTATCTGGAGATGCTTGGTTACAACAGCTAAGTGAGATAGCTAATACTGCTAGGTTGACAACAGACAGTAATCCAATCCTTAACTGGTTGAATGAAAACCCACCTCTATTTGACGTAGATGGTAAGCAATCTGTATTTAATCAAGCTTTGGATATTGTTGTGGAAGCTGCAAAGGGTGACAAGTTTGAAAAGAAAGAGATTGATAATTCTCTGACTAGACTCTTTGATGCTACTTCTGATACAACACAAGAAGCACTAGATGCCGTTACTGGTATGATTGAAAATGCTAAAACACGTAGCGTTGATACTAAACCAATGCCTAACATCTTTAAGGAATTTCCAGCAACTAAAGCTTTTGAAGGAATAGGGCAGGAAATTAAGGATGTAATTAGTAGCTTGGGCATCTCAAAAGCAAATGCTGCTACAACAATCATAAGCGATGAAGGCTTCTCTAATGTTCAATATGACGACATGGGTAAGAACTCAGTAGGTCATGGCTTACAAGTTGAGTCGCTAGAAGCTGATGAACGTGCGTTGATAAAAGATATTAACAATGTACAACCAGATGAGTCGGCGGCTGTTGTAGCCCTAAAGGTGGATAAGATTGACAACTACTTCTCTAATGTTGTTGAAGATTTTGAAAACCTACCAGATAAAGCACGTTCTTCTGTAATCCAAATGGGTTATCAACTTGGTCAGTTTAATGTGACTAAAGAGTGGCCTAAGTTTATGGCGTCAATTAAAGAAGCTGCTAAAGCTACGCAAGGAAGTGTGGAACAAGCAGCCGCCCTAGCTGAAGCTAAGTTTAACATGCTTTACAATGTAGCAGAAGATGGTGTCATCACAGCCTCTAAGTGGTCTACACAGACAGCAGATCGTGCTATGCGTGTTGCAGAAGGTATGGTTACTGACGCAGGTGAGTTACTTTCTGAAACAGGTGAAGTAATTGGTGATAATCTACAAGCTGCTGGCGGTGCGATTGTTAATGCTATTATACCATCAGCAGAAGCATCTGATCTAAAGCCAGCAATTATTGGAGAAGAACCAGAAGCAGAAGCTGTAGCGGCTATTGCTGGGGCTAAGAACCCTGCTGATGCTGCTTACGCATACTTAGGTATGAGTGAAAACACTGAAGACGGTGCAAGGGCTGTAAAAGGCTTCTTTGAGAATGTAGTGGGTAACTGGAATCCAGACGATCAGTCTGTTGAAGAGTTTGCTACAAGTAAGGCTTGGTGTGCTGCGTTCTTGACACAAGTACTACGCGACTCTGGTGTAGATACAAAGAGTCTACTAGGAACAGATAAGTTTAACCAAGTACGTGCTGCCTCTTACCTCAAAGCTGGTGATGCTATTGATGCTTCACAAGCACAGGCAGGTGACATTATGATTAAGATGCACTCTGCTGAAGACCGTAAGAAGTACAAGTTAGGTGTAGCTCATGTAGGTGTTGTAGCTAAGATTGAGGGTGATACTGTGTACTTCATTGGTGGAAACACTGGTGATAAAGTAGAACTTTCTGACTTTAATATGACAGAGAAAGACGTACGCTTTAGACGTATCAAAGGTGTAACTGATATACCTACACAAAGCCTTCCTTCTATGTTACAGCTAAAAGCTGGTAAGCTAGGAAGAAAGTCTGTAGACAAACTAACTAATGGATTTAATTCATTATATGAAATGGCATTTGGAGATTAAGAATGGCTGAAATAAAGAACGACTTGCGAGGGGTCTTGGGGCTTCCTGAAGTTGATATGAGTCAACTACCTGTCGCAGTAACAGTAGATGAAACTGTGCTTGCAAAGCAGCAGTTACTGGAAAGCGCAAAATCTACCAAGTTCTTTACTTCAGTAGGTAATGCCATACAAGAGGAATGGGTTCTTCCTAACATCTATAATAACTTTGAACGTATCACATCTCAAGATGGTAAGCCTATTGATATGTTTACCGAAGACATGGTTAATGACCTTGTTGGAGGTCTACGTGATCGTAGGGCTGTGCGTGAGGTGTTAGCGGAAGCCCAAACCTCTGGTATTAATAATGCCATGTTAATGAGAGACTCCTATCTAGCTTCACAAGAAAGGCTAGAACAGATTAGTGCTGACGGTTGGTCAGGTGTAACAGCTACAGCGTTGGCTGCTATGTTTGACCCTGCTGAGTGGGCGGCTATTATAAGTACTTCAGCATTAGCTACAGGAACAGCAACTCCACTTGGAGGCGCGGCTGTTTTTCTAGCTGGTGCAGGTAAGCAAGCACGTAATGCTTATCGAACAGCTAAAGTGGCTGGTATTGGTGGTGCAGAAGTTGCTGCCTTTGAAGCTGTACGTGCTAAGTTTAGATACGATGTAGATGGTGGCGATGTATTATTGGCTGCTGGTTTAGGTGCTGGCTTGTCTGGTGGACTAGATGCAGCAACAACAGCCTTTGTTAAAGCTGGTGAACGCTCTCGTATTTCTGGTAAAGTAATGCGTGGAGAAGAGCTATCTGAAGTAGAGCAAAAGTTTTACGATGAGTTTAACGGTGAAGCTTTGGCCTTAAAGATGATTAATAGGGAGCTAACAGGCGAACAGTTTATTAACTCTGTAGACGGTCTATCTAAGAAAAGTATTGGTCAGCTAGAAGATGTAGACGTACAGGCTATTCCAGAAATTGCAGGTTGGAATATGCTGGGACTTCGAGAAATTATTTCTTCTGGTGCAAGACTTGGTTCACATCCTTTGGGATGGGCTAGGTATACTGCACGTGCCTTAGGTCTAAATAGTGCTGGTTATAGAGGCGGTAACTTGGAAACAGGTGGCTCTGCTTCTGAAATTGCAGAGATGCTACAAGGCATGTATCGTGGTAGGATTTCTAACATAATGCCACAGGAGCAATTACTGTGGAATAAGCGTACTGGTAGAAAGGTATCTGAATTTAACAGACTTGTCTCTCGTTATGTGCGTGGTATTGACAAAGCTCCTGATGCTGAAGTTAAACGTGTTGGTGATGAAATGGCCTCCGCTATGCGAGAGATTGCTGAAGAAGCAGTCAATCGTAATGTAGCTGGTTTCACCAAAGATATGTTAAACAATCATCCAAATTACCTGACTCGTATCTTTAATGATGAGAAGATTAGGTTACTACGTGAACGCTTGGGTGCTGATGCTGATGATAAGATTGCTGATTTGGTAGAAGAAGCTATTAGAAAAGGGCAGCCTGATTTAGAAACTAAAGTCAGAGCTTTTAAGAAACTTAAAAGTGAAAAGTCTGTGCGTGAGTATATCCGTAAAATTGCAGTAGCATATACATCGTCTATTACTGACCCCAAACTAGGGCGTATGGGACATGCTGGTGCTAATGAAATGAACCTTGAAGATTTAGAAGCTATTCTAAAAGCAGGAGGAGTTGACGAAGCTGATGTAGCAGATGTAGTAGATATTCTTACTCGTAGCAAACCAACCAAAGCTCATAAACGTGCTAGGCATCGTTTGGTACTAGATGAAGGAGCTACTCTACGTTTACAAAATGCAGATGGCACTGTTGAAG